TATATCCAACGACCAGAATTATCAAAAGCACCAGATGCAGCAGCCTGCATTAGTTCTTCCGTAGACATTTCAGAAATTGGCTTATTAGAATCAAATCCTCCAGCGGGTACGCTTTGTTGTTGCCCGGTCCCAGAAGATTGCTTGGGTTTAAACAAAAACTCTTTGTCTTCATCCTTACGGAAAGAATCAATAAAGTCTTTGACGGAAGCGCCAGTACGGTGTACCCACTGACCATTCTCGTCTTGTACAAGTTGAGATACGACATCTCGATATGCGAAATCAGCCGCAGTATCGTTACGGAAGTCCAAGCCTTTTAGAGCGTCACGAACGGCGCTATCACGGGTTAATTCCGTAATTTGACGATCGCGCTCTTCTAAACGAGCAGACAGCTCTGCTAGCTTCATGTCAGCGGCTTCTTTGTGCTTTCCATCTTCTTCGAGTTTAGCTATAGCAGCTTGCTTTCGCTCTTCTTCAAATGCTACAGCCTTCTTGACTGCTTCATCACGTTGAGAGTAAGCGTTGTTTAGCTTCTCTTTGATACCTGCTAATTCTTCAGCAACCCTAGCTTCAACAATCTTAGCTAATTCTTCCTGAGAAGAAACTTGATTTTCGATGTTTTGCTCAGTTGCATTAGCTTCAAAGTCTTCATTGTTTTCTATGTTATCAGACATTAGTATTTCCTTTGGGCACGGCCCTTCTAGTTAAGTTATTTTCGGTCACAGACCATTAGTATTGAGTTTTGGTTACGGTCCTATACCATAAAAATCCCATCCTTCGGGAATTCTGGCAAGGATATCTACGGCAGTAATGCCGTTTATAGGATCTAATAGTCCAAGTGTTTTAGCTTGTCTTATTAGATCATTGTAACTTTCTTTAGAAAGCCCTTCGCGTCTCATTTGTTTGAGAGTTTTCCTCAATGTATCTCCTTCAACTGCCATAGCATAAATACCCCTGAGTTGCCATTTGGCATCAAGCGAATCTGCTAAGTTAGTAAAGAAACCATCGTGGATAGTCGCGGTATACACTTTGTTTCTTCTTCCCCATAAGTGAAAAGCTCTTACAATGGAAGCGTCATTCATGTGATTTCCATTTACACCTAATCCGCTACGAGCATCAATGATAGAGGATCTACCTTTAAACTTGTTGCTTGTAACAGTATCTTCGTAAATGTTGCTAACTCTACGTCCAGTCACAGGATCAATAAATGAAATCCTTTCCTGAACGCTAGGACGATAGCGCTGATACAACACCTTACCATCTACAGTAACCCACGGGATATCTACTTTCCCTGATTCAGTAATGTAAGTAGTTGCAACCTGTTTCCAGAAAGACACAAAGTTTTCAGTAACAGGTGCTATGTCTTTAAGGTGTCCAGACATTATTCTTGCCACTTCTTTAAATTGAGCGGGGCCAACAATGTTACCTCTGACATTAGTCAGTTTTTGTACAAATAGCTCGGCGTCAGGGTGTATATCTCTAGTCTGAGCTAGTATTTTATTCCCAACTGGAGCGTTGTTCGTTATTGAGTAATTGATTTCTTTTTTAAGATTTTCTAGTTGCGCTGTCACAGACGTTGCACCATTTCTTTTTGAGTAATCAATTTGTTTAGTTATGGCTTTGTTAAAAGAACTTAATTCAGATGCAGTTATTACAGTATACTCTTTTTGAGCTAGTACTTTAGCTAATTTGCTTTCAATTGCACCAGCCTGAGTAGCTTGTCCTGCCCCGTAAAAAGCAACCATCGATTGACCTTTAGCAGCCTTAGCCATATCTCCGAAACTTAAGTCGGAGCCTAAAGGGTTAATCTTTTGGAAAGCGGGATCTGACATAGTTCTTTCAGCAACCAAGTCATATAGTCTATTTTTACGATCAGTGGCTAAAATATTAGAAGCGTTAGCTAATGCTCTATCTCTGGTAGATAGCGCGATTAACTGTGCTCCAGATGCAGAAGCATCGTTTTCATTGCCAAGTTGTGTTTTGTATTTTCTAAGTAAACGTACGTTATCAAAGTCACCATCTACATGGTTGTAGATACGAGTGTATTCTAAAGCGAATCTAGCTAACTTAGGAACTTCTTCAGCATCTATGCTTTGGACAAGAGGATGCTCAAGAAACTCACGAATTCTACGATCCCTTTGAGTATTAGCTAATAGTAATTCACCAATTTCTCTAAATGCTTTTTCATTTTCTCTAAATGCACGTAGCCTACCTTCATTAGTAAGAACGCTAAATGCTTCTCCAACAAGAGTACCTAATTGTATTCTTAATTCTTCCATTACAGCAGGAGATATATTTTTAGCTTGTGCTGTGTTTAAGAAGGGTCGAATAAATTCACCACCAGCTGGATGCAAATAACCTTGGGTATAAACACGGCCTCTACCATCTATTTGCGCCCAATTTCTCCAGCGATGACCAGATTCTCTATGATACTTCAAAGATTGAATAAGGCCAGAGCCTGCTTCACCCCGTTGAAGAATAATTTTTCTAAAGCTGTTTAGCTCATCATATTTTTTAACGTTACCCCTAGGGTCTCTAAAAGAAGAAAGCGCTAAAAAGAAGTCAGCAAAGTCATTATCTACTTCCCACTCAAAGTCCATTACATGATTAAGCATATTTGCAAAGTCACGATCTATTAAATTTTGATCGTAATTGCCACCTGCTTTTCTAGTAATTACACTTTGAGAAGTCTTTCTACCTCTTGCATCATAGAAGTTTTTGCTTCCTGCTTTAACATAAAGACGGTCTCTTTCGTTAGTAATTCCGATTCTTCTAGAATAAACTAATTCTCTTGCTGCTCTTTGTAATTGTAACATTTCTGGAGAAATAATTTGAACTTCTCTAGAAATAGTGTCAGTAAAAGAACCTATTTGTGGTCTTCCAGATTCTAAATCGTTTACGCCTCTTCGAACAACACCTCTAAGACCAACCCTAATAAGACCTTGTTCTTTTAAGCCATCTAAAATGTTTGATCCAACTTTATGGTAAGTTTTAATACTAGGTGGAGCTAATAGCTCTTCTAAGTCACCTACTTCTTTTGCGTATACTTTTTTACCTATTTGTATAGATAGCAAATCGTAGTCAGTAGATTCCCCAGTAGCGATGTCTTTTATAATTTCAGACAAAGTTTCTATTCGAGTTTTTTGAAATTCGGGAGTTAATTTACGTTGAAGATAATCGTCTCGTTTTCTTACATAATACCATTCAAGGTCTAATAGCCTTCGTTTCTTCTCATTTGTAGCTCTTAAAAACTTAGTAATAAGAGAGTCACTAGGCTCATTGTTGTATTTTCTTAGGAAAGCCTTACCACCGGGTATTTCTTTAATTTTACCTTTTACCCAATCTTTAACTTTCTTTTTAGAGGGTAAGTTTTGTTTAAACGTAGGAAAGTAAGTACGTAGTGGAGATCGACCTCTTAAATATAAGCTACGTGCCAACGGTAATCCGTTTTCAACAGCCCATTCATCTATATATCTTTGGTTAGTTAAAGTTCTTTTGCCGATGTCTTCAAAAGTAGTCCATCTGCCTAATATTTGAACTTGAGCAGCATCACCATTTCCAAACTTATAAAGTTGGCTTCTTGATCTAGAACGTCTATCTAGTATACGAGATACATTAACAACAGAGTTCTTTGATTCTGCTTTAAGAACAGCTTCAAAGTTTAACCAGCGCTGCTTATCTTTGGCGTATCGTTCAAAAACAACACGTAAATTTTCTAATACAGCGCTTTGTTGGTTAACTGAAAGTCCATCATTTTCTAAAGATATAACAAAATTAGTTATCCATTCTCTTTGTTCTTTAGGGAGCAGCTTAGATTGATTTAAGTAATCTATTCGTTCCTGAAAGACTTCAAAGTCAGGATCATACAATAAGGTAGATTTTTGTTCACCCGTTAGGGGGTCAACTCCTATATTCCGTTCATCAAATTCATTATTAGCTCTTCGCCTTGATACGCGTTTTCCAGCCAAAGAGGTGCCCCTAAAATCAACCAATGATAATGAACTAGCGATGCTTGCTGCTTCTGCTCTATAAAAAGTCTTTAATTGTGTTTCCACAGTTTTATTTCTAAGCAGAGTGCTAGGTCGGGTAGCATCGATTGTTAAGTTGTTAATAGCTTTTGGGCTTAGTGCTTTTTGTCTAACAGGAACAGTATTAGTGTTCTTATTATCTATTCTACGCAAAGCGGTTAGAGAAAGGGGTTTTCCACTTGCTGTGGTAAAACGCTCTAAAGGGAGTTGACCGTTATCAAAAAGATCTACTTTCTGTATATCTCCTTGAAAATGACGAACCTTAGTTTCCCTCGGTTGTCTTTTTAACCATTGACCATAACTTTCACGTTTAATAGGCATACCATCAAACTTTTTAACTGAAAGTACAGAAAGGTCTTGTAATGCTTTCTTTTTAACGTCCCGAGAGGTACTAGCCAATAACTCATCGTGTGACTTGACGACGGGTACTAAAGTAGAACGACATCTCCAATGTAAAGGAGGAATAAAACGAGTGTCGTCTATTTCATAAACGTTACCGTCGTGATGAGCGCAGATTGCACTTGTACGACTATCCAATACCGCAGTAAACCTCATGCCCTTCATCAGTGCTTTATTTTCTTCAAGCACCGCTAATTGGGCGGTAGTCTGGGTTTTAGTAACAGCGGTTCGCACTAGCGCAGAAGCTTGGGACTCTGTTAAGCGAGTTGAGCGCTTGACTTGTCTAACTAATTCCGCATTACTCCAACCTTCTCTAAGACCTTGTTTTATAGTCTTATCAATACGGCTGAGTTCGCTAGTTCCTAGTGCCTGAATACGCCTGCTTAGTGTTCCCTCTCCTCGGACGTTTCCACCTACAATCTCATTAAGAAGTCTAGTTGCGCCGGGGCGTCTTACAGTAGCATATTTTCCTAATGCTTTGTTAAGATTGTTCGTGGTGAAATCTAATTCTACTAATCCATAATCACTTAAAGTAGCTAGAGTTGCAGCATCTAGCTCTTTTATAAATCTTCTAACTTCTGGATCAGCAATCTTATTAAATGCGCGAGAGTCGTTAGACTTTAAAGCTGCTTTTACTTCCGAGGAAGAAAAGATTTTCTCTAAGTTTTTACGGTGTCTCCTAATAACACGCTTGGTGTCAGTCTGAAGGTTTTCTTCAAACAAACGAGACATAGCCGCATGGTCTATCTGTCTATCGTAAATGCCTTCATTTACACTAGTCATACGACTCTCCTTGCTTTAATTAACAATAATCAGAAAAATCCTCTGGCTTACAAACGCCACCTTTGCGTTGAGTAGAGACAACAAGGTCACCATCTTCGCGGATTTCTACGATTTTAAAACCGTGTTCGTTAACATCACCAACTTTTAAGTCTACGGTTTCTTCTTTAATGTGATCAACTTCTTGATCTGTATCAAAAATTCCCATGTTATACTCCGAAAAATTCTTTAACTGCATTTGCAGACATAGGTACTTTACCGTATGCTCGCTTATTGGCGTCAGTAGGCATAACTATCCAAACATCACCACGCATTTCACACAGCTTCCACATACCATCTTTGCTTTCTAAGCCTGCTTTTAATTCTACAGCTTTAGGAGCAGGAGGTCGTCCGGGCTTCTTTTTAGGCATTTCAGTAACGCCGTCATTTTCTTTAGTCATCTTTATCTTCCTCGTCGTCATCTTCGACTAGTGGTTTAGGTTGGTTCACTTGTGTCCGGATAACGTCATCTAAAGGTTGAGGGTCTAATCCACCCATAATAAGATCATCTTGTCCAATCTCTTCTTGACCGATCATATCATCATAATCTGAGTCAATGATATCATTTGCTTTAGCAATATCTAAGAAAGTAGACCGGGGTATAATACCGCCTTGGTACCATTCCGTAACGAGTCTTAACCAGTCTGCGCCAATAGGTGCAGGATTTAAATCAGGAGTAAGGCTGAATTTCACATCTTCAACAGTATAATCCGTACCATATTCCCAGTTAAGCATCCATGTAATAACTTGTCGCATCTGTTGAGATACTTTAGTACTAATAGAAGCTAATAATGCAGATTGCCCCACATTTCGTATTTCTAAAGCAACACCTGAGTCTCTACCGCTACCGTTTTCAGCAGCCATCATTCGAATACCCAAACGTGCCATCTCATTAATTGTATTTTGAATTACAGTTTCCATGTCCTTAAGCGCTTTAGAGGGAGTCTCTAATGCCTTAACATCGTCACCTTGTTGTACTTTAATCCAAGATCCTAACCCTGCGCTTACTACATCTTCAAATTGATCATCTGTCATATCAGATATAACAACAGGAGTGTAAGTAGCAGAACCTAATAGCAGGTGATTACGTCGAGAGACCTTGTTATATAAAGATACTTCTCTGTCAATTAAAGGCATAAGTATAGGTTCTTCACCTTCTATATTACCGTTAAGAGGCACTGCAGGAATGTATTGGAAGTAGTTACTGTTAGACATAATTTGGTCGTAAGTGCCTACTAATTCCCATCCACTGTTATTTGTGGTAGTTCCGTGAGCACCACCTGTTACATTGTAGTCTTGTTGTTCTACGCCGTTAATAAAAGTAACGTTAGCACTTTGAGTGTCATTTAGCTCATATTTTTCTACAATGTAAATACCAGCAGGGTTAATTTTATGAACATAAACTACTTCAACGTAATCCGGGTGTAAAGGATTAGATCGATATTGAGATTCAAATTTACGACAAGCTAAAGCCAATAAGCAATGCTTTCCTGTTACCGGGTGAGCGCCTGTTCTCCAGTTAATTACAGATTCTGCATTTAAAAGAACAGGATATGGTTTAATAAGATCTCGTTCTTCTTTTGAAAGAGCTTCGTAGTTAGGCACAGAAGGGTAATCTACCATAACCCACGCTCGTGAAGTATGGAGTTCCTCTTTTAAGCATTCATCTAAAAATGACATCATAGAGTTGCCAGTAGAGGTGAAGTGGTTCTTTAACCAATCCATAGCACCTTCTGGAGCGTTTTCAGGTAGCGCTATCTCGGGATGTTTACGTAACATACCTCCGATTAACACTTTAACATATTGTGAAGTTAATCCGGGTAGTTCAGATTCTGCTAAATAAAACTTATATTGTTCAGCAGTCATACTAGGGGAAAACGGTAAGAGAATATTAGTGAATCCTACATTATCTAAGTAAGCATCTAACTCTCTTACGTGAGATTGACCATTTAACATACCACGCGCTGTTCGCCATAGTGGTTTTAGAGATTCATAGCGAGCACAGGGATCGCCGACTGACTTGCTACGGTTGGTTGATGTAGCAGTATTGGCCATACCAGCCTCCTATTAAAAATTGTGTGATTGTTTTGAGCGTACCTTTGTACCAGCCGTAACCGGAAACAAGTATTCTACAGCATAACGAATTCCATCAGAAAAGTGCTCTACACCTTCTGACTTATCTATCATAGCGCTGTCTGGATTATTTTCTTTCCATACAGTACGCTCTAACGATTTAATTGTATTTTTGCATCTAGGATGAACATAAAAGTTTATATTACCATCCGCTAATTTTAACTGTCTGTTTACAGCAGCTACAGAATCTACCATAGGTGGCGCTTTACTTCGCGCAATGGTTTCAATTCCATATGATTGTAAAATAGAGAAGTCAGTTCTACCAACAGCAGCAGAGGATTTTCTTGCTCTACCGCTAGGGTCAGGAAATGCAGACACTGGATGACCTTTGTCTATTCTCTTTCTAAGAGTCTTAGCTAACGTCTCAGTATCGGGATGCCCCTGATACTCTTCTATTATTTGTATTTGATTGCCTCTAAGTGCGAACAGAGAGGTTGCCATAATACCAACGTTAAAGTCAATAGCCGCATAAATATGCTCGCCGGGTTCAAAATCTTTTAAAGTTCGGTCTACATGTTCAGATCTATTAAAGTTATAGAACACGTTATTGCCTGATTCGTCAAAGCTTGCTTCATACTCACGCTTAAACTGAAAGTAATCAATAGTGTGCTTTGTTCTTTCAATTTCTTCAGTATCTAGATAAGGACTATTCTTGTATGTAAAATGATAAGATTTCCAATCATCGTCAACTGTTTCAAAGTTAAACATTTCATAGAAATAATCTTTACCTCTAGGAGTAGAAATAACTAAAGCTCTACCGGGGGAATTAGCACCGTATTCCTCTGCTCTTTCTTTAGACCATCGGGTTGTTATACAGGGCTGAATAATACTTTCCCAAGACTCCCTAAAAGAGCCTCCTGCGCCTTTCCAAGTAGTCACCTCATCGAGTACTGCAAAATATTGTCCAGAACCACGAAGGCGTTCGGATGCCTCGTAAGACCATAGTTTGAGCACTACGTTATTTGGAAACCAAAAGGTTCCTGAGTGTTGTGATGACTTGTCAACGTACGCGTCCATCCCAAATTGATAAGCAATAAGGGGATAGTAAATGTCAACAGTTTGTTGGTAAGTAGGTGCAATTAAGCAGACGTTTTTATTAGGAACTTCTGGGGGAAGTTGACATAGCTCTTGAACTGCTAATACTGCTGCACAAGCAGCGAGGTAGGACTTACCGAAACCTCGAGATGCACAAACAGCAGCATATCTGGCTGATTGGTCTACAAACAGATCTTGAATGATCTGAGATTGACCTTCGTGTAGCGTAATATCGCTCATGTTAATCTCCGTATTAATTGTCTGAAGAAAAGTTTAACTCTTCCCCATTTTGTTTTAGTATCTTTAATATCTTTGGATATGCCTTTATAACCTAGTTTTACGTATTCTTTTTTAGTATACCATAAAAAGTTTTTGTTGTTGTATTCGGGTAATACTTTATCGGCTTCGATTAGCCGTTTTGTTTCTATTTCCATCCCTACATAACAGTCTCTTAAAAGAAACCCACCATTGCCATCAGAAAAGTTATAACATTTCTTATCTAAAAAGCAATTTGATAAAAAGGCAGATTCTCTTTCTTTGCATTCTTCTTTAGTACCAAAGAATAAAATCAATCTTTCGAAAGAATGACCTTGCTCGTAATCTAGCCAGAATTCAAAGTTACGGCTTGAGCACAAATATCCGTCGTCAACAGTACCTTTATGATAACCAATATAATATCTACCATTATCTGTATTTCTAAGATGGTAAACAAAGGCTTCTTGATTATGCATTTATTAACTCATTGTACTTCAAGTAATCTTCTTCCCATATAATATGAGCTAATTCTAAAGCTTGAGGAGATAATGAGGTTACTCGAGGTTTTGATTGGTTTATATGTATTGGTTGGTCTTTATGCCACTCATCAAATAATATAATTTCAGAGTCACCTATCCAATCCATTTGTTTATGGACTCCTATATTAAAATACCATTTTGAAAGAAAAGTATATAGTTCTAGTAAATGTATTTTTTCAATAGTGCCTACAGCATTAATATAAGGCATACTAGGATTCATCCTATTGCCTAATCCTTGGTGAGCATTGTAAAAAGAAATTAGCCAATCGGTTGGGTTTCTTAAACAAGCTTTAACAGGTTTGTTATATTGTTTTGCTGCTTTATAAGTAGTGTGTTTATGAGGTTGTTCAAGTATAACTGCACTAGGATCTACTTTTCGGTATCTTTCTACCGTAGAAGTAGACCCGGTGCGAGGTACAAGTACAACTACATGATCGTTTGTAATAATCATGGTTTACCTAATATATTTTGACTCCTCCATTTCCATAACTTCTAACCACATCTTGCAGGTCTCGCTGCGTTGGCAGTCATCAAGTGTAAATTCAATTACAGGTATGGGAAGTTCATAGCGATCGATCATTGAAACTAGCCAAGACAATCCTGAAAAACAGGGAATATCTTTTTGTTTTAAGTCGCCATTTATTAAAAGTTTTGAATTTTGACCAATTCGGGTAATTAGCATCTTAGCCTGTTCTATTGTTAAGTTTTGGCATTCATCTGCTAATATCCAAGAGTCATCAAATGTTCTACCTCGCATAAGCTGCAAAGGTACTATTTCAATGCTCTTTCCTAAGTCACACTCCATTTTATTTTTACCTACTCGTTGTTGTATAACATCAAGAACAGGTAATGCCCAAGGTACTGTTTTCTCTTCAACATCTCCGGGCAGATGCCCCATGTCTTCTCCAACAGGTACCATTGGTCGAGTTATGACAATTTTACGATACGGATTTTTAGAATACCAGTCAGCTGCCATTCCTGCCGTAATGTAAGTCTTACCAGTACCAGCAGAGCCGGTAGTGATAACTTGGTCACAATATTTTATAGATTCTATTAATTCGTTTTGATTCTGGGTTTTAGCTAAGATTGGAGGTACAGTTTGAGTTGGTGTATACTTTTTCTTAGTTCTTTTTCCCATTGCGAGACCCTTGTTTTAATAAGTTACCATTTAACTTTATTAGCCCAATAAGCTGCAGACATTTTACC